GGTATGCAAGTCTTTACTGTATGGATAAACAGGTGATAGGCTCGCCGCGCTTTGTGCACAAGGCAGAGGCCACGGCTGGACTTGCAGGAAGGGTCTGCGGGTTCGGCGGGCCGGGCTGGATGTTGGCGCATCCACCCGGCTCGCCTCTTTTCATTTGGTCACTTCGCGGACGTAGGCCTGGCAGGCCTGCAGTGCGATCAGTCCTCGGTCACCGTTGTCGGTGATGCCGATAACTCGTTGAGCATGCGCTGGGTCAAGTCGGGCGCGAACGGCTCCATGAACCACGCCTCCGGTGCCGGCGGCTTCTCGCATCCCACCGTCACCACCCGGGGCGGGAAAGGCTCCGGCGTCGACAAGGACTGACAGCCGCAAGTCAGCAGTAGCCAGCCTGTCACGCAGGCGATCTTGAGTCCGTTGTGCATCGTTCATTTCCTTCCAATGTGTTTTGCCCTGCTCCTGCAGGCGATCTTCCAGGGCTTGTCGCTGGCTTTTCTGCTCCGCCAACTGCTTCAGGACCGCAGCTGCAGCCTCCTCACGTTCTCGACCGTGAGCCCGATCACTGTCCGCCAGTTGCTGGACATAACCTGCAGCCTGTTCAGCCAGCTGCTTTCCGTACTCGCTGGCCTGCCACACCCAGGCCCCTCGCCCGCCGGCATAGAGCCCGACCGCAACGGCCAGAAGCGCGATACGCCAGTTCAGCGGCATTACTGCAGCACCTCAAGCGCACGCTTGTAGATCGCTTGGCGATCTTTCAAACCATTCAGGCCGCCATTGATACGGCGAGTGATCAACTCAAAAACCGAGTCATCGGCCTGCAGCACCTTGTCAGCGAGGCTATTGAGCCCCGCCCGCTGCCAGTACCAGCCGGCCGACAGCGACGCGTAGACCGGCTGCTCGAGCAGGTCGGGGGTGTTGAGCAAGCGACTGTCACCGAACAGCGCCTCGCTGCAGGCCTCATAGTTGTCGCAGCCGGTGATCTGGATAAGCCCACGGCCGCGGTATCGCTGACCATCCCCATCAGCCGCCGGGGTATTGCCAAGGCGCTCCGCCAGCCGCCCTGTGTCGTACTTGGCCAGGTAGGCATCATTACCGAGCTCTCGCACATACAGCAGTTGGCCCGACTCATGGCCAACTTGCGCAAGGAACGCAGCCATACGCCGAGGTGTGATGATCGAGTACTTACCCAT